GCACTTTTAATTTCTTCTACCATTAGTTGAAAATTTTAAATGATTGTAAATATTTGTTTACCTCTAGTTCAACGGAAATCATCGGATCAGCTTCCTCAGTTGGCAATGCTTCTTCAGCGGTTGGCTCAGGAGTGATTGAAGGTTCATCTTCCATCTCAGATAGATATTGTTGTAATTGCTTGAGTTTAAGTTCTAACAACTCAAAAGTTTCATCAGTAAAGTGTCCATTTCTCAATGACTTAATGGTTTTACCCATCTCATCAACTAGAGTTGACTTAATCTGACTTTTAACTCCTACTGTTGGTGTATTTGCGTTTGCACCCCACAATACTGAACTTCCCTCAAACAATTTTATTTCATTGATTTCATTGTACCCTGATTTCTGTTGTGACTTAATAGTCTGAAATCCGATACTATGTTCTGTGATATGACCATCTTTATATAACTCATACAAGTCATTACCTAAAGTCGTATTAGGTATCTTAACACTTGCCTTTAAACCATAAGCATCTTCCATCATTTCATATGGCTTAGCAATAGGCTTGTCTGTAGAGTGGTTCATTAGATGCCAAATTCTATTTTTGGCTTGTGGGCCATTTTCTTTTAGTGTTTTAGTAAATGCTCCTGGTGTGATTATATCACCATCGGAATCTACATTACCAAAAGCAGAGTAGTACATAGTAATAACTCTACTTCCATCCTCCATGTCTATTGGAGAACCTTCAATCGACTTCTTGTTATAAAAATTACTCATATTTATTTGTTTAAGCGACATACACCGTGCAGCATCGGCAGTTGCAGTTATTCGCTGCTCCACCACTTGCATCATGTGCATATTGCATTTCAATTACACCGTAGTTAGGAGTGTTTACCATGAATGGTTGATTCACAGGTATCCTTACTCCACCATCATCAGGGTTCGTTTGCCTGTCTAATGCTAGATGCCAAGTTCTTGGACTACCAACATATTCAGCGTGAACCCATTGTTTTAGCAAAGGTATATTAATTCCTTGTGTTGCCCCAATCGCACCTGTGCTTAAAGCTTGATGAGATTCCGTTCTTGCTATTAATAAACTCCTTGAAACATTTATCTTTCCTTCTCTAAGAAGCTGAATAGCCATTGCGTTTGTTTCGTTTGTAGAAAGGTTATTAGCCCTTCCATAAGCAATAACATTATTTAGTATCTTGGCTATCTCGTTATCAGTTGTGTTTTGTATGCCGTACATTTTTGGGCCACTAATCGAAACCCAATACGACAACATAAACGCTAACCACTCATCCATAATGTTTAACGGATCAAGGTCAAAATCTTCAGCTTTCTTATACTTGTCAAATATCTTTTGATACCTCATAGCAGTATAGCCACCAGTACCTTCGTACAAAGTTCGTAAAATATTGCTAATCTTATCTTGGTTGAAAAATGTCTTGTTATAGTTAGCTAGTTGGAATACACCCATCTCTTTTACCAACTCCGCAGCTTTGTTAAAATCACTTTGTAAGGCCTTTTCTATTTGTGGCCTAAACTCCGTGATGGACTTCCTCGCTATGGTTTGTTGCAAATTGAATTGCTGAGAAGGTTGTAATATCTTGGACATCCATATTATTTTACAGGAGGCAAATTATAATCTCCTTGTTGTTGAGCATCTCTTGGATTCTGCAACATTGTTAACTCATCGATAGGTAAGTAACCAGCAGGAATAAAGATAGAGTTCATGACATCATCTTGAACAGTATCGTATCTCATTGCTTGTCTTTTTTCGTTAGGTGTAATCCACCATGATTGAGAAAGGATAGCAGATAACTCTTTCATATCCTCTTGCAACTCTGGGAACACAGTAATATCAAAATCGATATAGTAACCTTGTCCAATTTCATTCTCAAAGAATCTATTGAACGCATCACGAATCAAAACTAATTCAGGAAGTACTACTTGAGTAAGCATTTCCTTTTTAGCCTCTTTCATGTTATTGTAAGTCTTGTTATCAGGATCGTTAAATAGTGCAGAGTTAACTCCGTACACATTACACAACTCACGAAGTGTAATCTTCTCTGATTCTAACAACTGAAGGTCAACAGGAGATAATCCCATATTAACCCAACCCAATTTAGCACCTGCAATTAAAATCTTACCAGCATTTTGAATAATGCCTCCTTGCGTTTTAGTTCCGTACTGATTGTAGAAATCTTCTTTTAACTTACCAGCTTGTTCAGGGCCGAAATCATTTGATTCATCTGCATACAAGATACCCTTAGGCCCTTGATTCTGCAACATACCTACAGAGGTATCCTTAGCATCGTTACTGCGTTGAACAGTTCTGTAAGCAGCTTGTAAAGGCGATAGTCCATATAATTGTTGTCCATTAGTGTTGAAGTAGGGGTTGAAGTATTTTAAGTGGATTACATCTTTAGCATCCAACTGATCCCACCCAACTAATGTGAAAGAGTAGCCTTCAACCCCATTGATAGTACCATCGCTAATGATAGCGACATATTGGGATGGGAGAGTAACAAGTTCAGCAACCTTACCACTAGCTAATCTATTAGCCCATATGTAAGAGTTACCTGTAATAAGTTTATAGCCAATAATATTCTCAATAAACTCAGAGAATGATTGGTATGGATTTGGTCTTTCTAATAATTTGTTTAGCGGACTATCGGCAATCTCATCAACTGCTTTAATCCTTACTAACTCCGCACGAGCAATATCTGCCCCACTTGATGCGTTAGCCATCATAGATTTATAAGTGTTCAAGTCTTTTTTACTCTTAACCTTATAAACATAGAATGGAACTGTAGAGATTGTTTTTGAGATACGCTTGATGATAGAATAGACTTCGCTATTGTTATCGTAATCCTGTACGAACTTGGCATAGTCTAAATTTGGGTAAAGCGTTCTACCGCCTATTAAACCACCAAAATCACCAAATGGGTTATTAAGGTTCGTATTTTTTCTAGGGGCTGCCTTTTGTTTAAAAGGATTAACCGCACTTAGTATGTCCGTTAACTTCACTATATGATATTTTTACAAAAGTAACAAATTTTTAGTCTAAACCACATTGCTTCGCAATCTAAACCACCCATCCTCTCTTTGCTTTCGCATATTTTGAGTATATCGCATAACGCATGGCATCCATCAAGTGGTCACGAAACTTAACAGGCTCATCCATTGTGTTGCCATCATGATCCGTTTTCCACTTGTAGTTTTTAATCTCATCTAACAAATCTAAGGATTCTGATTTTACAAATAGCGGAAATGATTTAACCTTATTAATTCCTGCGAACACATCTTTAGTAGCAGACTTTAAATTAAATCCTGCTTTGTTTACCTCGGCTATTGTTTTTGGTTCGGCAGCATCTGCGAATATCTCATCCCTACGAGATAGCCCCATAGACTTTAATCGGTCTATTAGGAGTGAGGTTGACATCTTAGTATCATATATCAGTTGCTCGACATAAATGTCACCATCGAAGTTCTTGCACCTTACAAGGGCAGTCTGGTTGTTATAACCAAAGTCAAGTCCGTAAAACACATCTCCACCTTCAGGGAAGTTCCTTCTTCTTCTCCAATGGCTATAAATCGTAGCTTCACTAATTGCTCTTTCGCCTAATCCGTAAACTCTCCAGTATTCGTGGTCGGCATCCTTCAATCTTTCAATCTCGGCAATAATGGTTTTATCTAAAAACGGATTATCCTTATAAGTCGTGATGGTAAAGTCGGTATCTTCTCTAGGAATGACCTTATCGTAAATCCAAGAGTAATAATCGGAAGGATTATAATCAAGTACGATTTTATCCGTAGTTCTTAGGGCTAACTGCATCCAAGATTCGTAGTTAACCTCATTGGCCTCATTTATAAACAGATAGTTTCTTTTTCGACCTCTAATCTTCTGAGGCTGGTCTGTAGATACAAATTCTACCGTGTTGCCATTAAGGAAGTATAAATTCTCTGATTTGTTGTGCTTCTCCTCCGAGTAGAGTTTATACTTGGATAGTATCTCAATAAAATCCCTCATAACTGATCCCTTGATACTTGGTAGGGATGAACGGCAAATTGTTAGGGTTTTACCTCTTTCTTGCAAAAGCTTAACTATAAACCAGGTAAGCACATTGTAAGTCTTTCCTGACCTCGTACCTCCTTGCATAACAGAGATTCTCTTCTTTGAGTTGTTTAGTACCTCAAAGACAACATTGGTGGTTACTTCCATAGAAATAAATTAAAAATTTTGGTTTGCTCAAGACAAAGCTAATCCTTTTGGTTTTATAGTAAAGTAGGGGATATGCACCATAAAGTGGATTAAATGACACTAATGAGTGCATAATGCGTCATAAAATTCACATTCTGATATGCTTTTGTGCTTTATAAGGCACTTTATCAATCATTCTTGAGCCGATTGTCAATCATTTACGGCTCATTTGTCAAGTTTTATATTTACTTTTTGATTGATAAAGTAAAATAATAGCTTTACTATTTTACTTTGAGTAAAATTACTCAGTCCATTGAGTAATCGTTGCATTTTATACAACAGTTCATTATTTATCTCCGTTCACGGAACATGAACAACCAAAATAAGTGAACACTATCAAAACTTGCATATTTTACATTTTATGATAGTTGTAGTTTACATTTCCATATAAATCGGTAACAATACTACCGAATTACCACTGACTATGTCACAATTTTAGAAATATTCATCCCACTAATTCGGATATTGGCCGAGTTCCACTTCCGAATTTGTCAAGTTTTTTGATTCATTAACTTGACATATATTTCCATTTTGCATGAATTTTACATTAGATTTCATGCAATCTAATTAAAGGGCATTTAGAAGCGTTTTAAGACACTCTACCCCTTTTTGGATAGATAGTACTACTCAAAGGCAGATATGCCCTAGAATCGCCTTAAAATGCGAATAAACACTATTCTCATATCCTACGGATCTATTCTTCGTAAATATCCATCTCATTAGGTAGTTCTACCTCTTTATCAAACTCGTAAAGTGGGATATCTTGGATATTAGCAGCTTCGGTAGCTGGAACCACGAATCCACTATCCTCAAGTTGAGCGTTTTCATCACCATCTAACTGCTGAGCACCATTAGACAATTCTTCTACATGACTAGCCTTTAGGACATTAACAGTAATCTGCTTAACCACATCTCCTTCATGAGCAACCTCTTGCCTTTCGATATAGCCTCTACGCTTACCCTTGGTTTTTAACAGGAACATTGTAGCCAAGGTATCACCCTTAGCAATCCTTTCCATTAACTTATGCTCACCGAAGTCAAGCATAATCTCCTCAGGCTCTATTTCAGCCAATCTTTGTCTAAACTCAGGATCTTTATCACACCAGGCCTTATATTGACCTCTACCAACCCCTGCTGATTCACAAGCAATGGTGATATTGCCAAAATTCTCCTTGTAAGCTATGATAAAAGCTTCTTTGCTAATATCTCTGAACTCTGCATTCATAATTGTATTGGTTTTAGCATATTACTGCGTAATCTGAACTCTGCATTCATATTATCGGTTTTTAGTTGGTGTTCGGATAGATGTGATATGTACTACCTTCTCTACCTTGATATGGTCAAAGCTAAGCACACTTTCGCACTTAGTACACTTGATGGTATGTTCCCTTATGGAACTCTCCCAAACATAATCCTCTGTAGATACTCCGCATTTACATCTGTAAGTTCTCTTGGCTACTGTGTCTTTCATATTATAATAAATTATAATGGGTTATATGGAAAATAAAAAAAATCAGAATGTGAAAAAACATTAAAATATTGTTTTATATCAGAATATTGGAGGGCACAAGGGATCTACGAAAATTTCCGTACGAAACAAAGTGGTAGGGGGTATCCCTCCCAATTACATATAAATACTATTATGTTAAATAGACTTTGTGTCATGCTTTGCCCTCCCTTGTTTTGCCCTATTTTACCCTTACTCCCCTACCCTATTATGCCAAAAATATGTATTTTTACTTTATTGATTGTTATGGCTCTTTTATGGCCTAGC